TCCATTTCCGTCGCCTTCAGGCGAAGGCCCTTGTTTTCCGCACGAAGCTCTCGGACGTATTCGGCCGAGAAGGTCTGAGCGGACGCAGGGGGCGTGTTCACCGCGGGCGGTGTGATTTCATCGTCGGGGGGCATCTGGCCTCTGGGGGAAAGGCCGCATCAGCGGCAAGGGACACGGATCGGCATCAGCCGAGACCGCGCTAGATTTCGAGGGTCGCCTGAGCCTTGATCTGCGCCGCATCGGCGAGCGCGAGGGCGGAGGCGGTGGCTTTATCGGCCTGGATCCTGGCCATTTCGGCCGGAACGTCTTCGATGTCGTAATCAGCGGCGATGACCGTCACGGCGGTCTCTTCGGACATCAGTCCGCTGCTGGTGAGCGTGGACAGCGTGGTTCCCTGTTCCTGAAGATCGTGAGTCGTCGGCGCATGCCATTTCGGCCACTTCAGCGCGATCTCGACATCCTTCGGAAGCTTGGCGACCGCCTTTCCGGCGATGGTCAGGGGCAGTTTTTCGTGAGCCTTGACCGTCATCCGGAGAAGCTGCAGCAAGGCCCCTTCCCCGTAGGAAACGCGGAGACGGTCCGCCAACCAGATCAGCGCCTGGTTCATCAATTCCATTGCGCGCCCGGATTGCGCCGAACTCAGCTTTGACGCTTCCGCCCGGTTGCCGTGGCAGTTTTCAAGGGCAAGCTCACGTAGAGCCTTCACCCAATCCATGACGACGGAGAAGGCTGATCCCGACAACTCCAGAAGCTTGGCGTCGCCGTTCTCGCCGTCGACGATCAGGGCGTTTGCCGGACCCTTGACGATCTGGCCGCCCGTCTCCGGATCGAGCCCCGGCATCGCCGGCTCCTTTAGGACCAGGGTTGGGTCCATGGAATATTTGAGACCGCGTCCACCCTGGCTGAGCTCGTATTCGATCTCGATCATCGTCTCGATCGCCGCGCTGAACGTGCAGGCGCCGTCGATATCGCTGTACCGGATCGGACCCGGCTGGATGATGCGAAGCTTGCCGGGGAGGTTGCGGACCCAGACCCACGGCACGAAGCCGAGGCCGTGGGTCACCGTCTTAGCGGGATCGGCCACCTCAGGAACGGGCTTGCCATCGGCTAAGGCTTCCTTGGCGTCGCTGACCTTGTAGGGGACGAACCACGTCTCGGCGGCGTCGTCCCATTCCCGGACAAACCAGAAATCCACGACCAGGTCGGTGTCGATCACGGCATAGCCCATCGCCCTCGCGGCGGCGCCCTTGATCTTGTACTGCTCCCGGATCTTGATCAGCTCATCGGGGTTGTCGGGCGAGAACGTCGGGGTCAGAAACTCGGTTGAGTTGGCGGCATAGAAGACGCGGTTGGATTTGTCCTTTTGCTCCCGCACCGTCATGTGGATCGCGGCGGAACCCACGGAGCCTTGTGTCGCGGTTTCCAACATCAAGGCGTTGAGCCTGGACTCCTTGATCAGCCCTGACAGGGCATCCTTGGTCGTCTTGTCCTGACAAAGCGGCGTCGGGAAATGACCCTCGCTGAAAAGCAGGCTGACGCTGTCGAACACCACTTGGCCGCAGATATTGTAGCGGACGCAGGGGCGGCGATCCCGGAGCGGGATATACTCTCCAGCGTTGTTCTTTTCTTGGTGAAAGCCGTAATCCAGATGCTCGTAAAGGGCCCCCTCAAGCACCCGCTGATAGATGTCGATGGTGTAGCGACGGTCCGGATAGTCTTTGTCGCCGGGGATCTTGGAGATGATGGAACGAAACACGTCATCTCCCCATGTGGTTGAATTGAGCGGATCGAATTGGTTTTGGACCCTCGACAGGCCAGAACGCCATCATGATCGCATCGCCTAGGTTCGGTGATTTCGTCCCCGGAGGGTTCTTATCGACCAACAGCTTCAACCGTGCGCCCTTGCTCGATGTCGGCTGACTGAGTTCCTTTTGAATCGACCGCAGGTTCGGCATCGTCGAATCCAGGCTGATTAGGTCATCGGGGTGAAACTTGATCCCCTCGTTGAGGGCCCGAAATGTATTCTCAAACCGACGCCTGAGTTGCCACCATCCCTGAGCCTTCAGGTTGGTGTAGAAGTCCTTGTTGAGCGGCGACTCCTTGTCGCCCTCGATTACGCGTCCTTCGGGCTTCAGAACTCCGGCGCCGGCATCCCACGGCGTGAACCGGATATTTCGGGGCATGAGGTTTTCGTCTTTCAGACGATTGGTCTCAGCCTTCACTCCGGACCCAACGCCGATGCAGTCATATTGCACCTCAATCGGGCCAAGATTTTCGACGCCGGCGACGGTTCGGCGCGTCGTTGTTCCAGTGTCCCGCTCGCCCCACTCCTCAACGGATCTGAGGACGATCCCCTTGCGCTTCGCCAGCGCGTTCCGGTCACCGTCCTCACCATCCGCGACATCGAGAGCGGCGGACCATGGTCCAGTGTCGGGGATGCTCAGCTTGATGTGAGCATCGATCGCGGCCTTGACCCACTCGGCGAGGATGATGACGCCGGCGATGGCCGCCGAATAATCCCGATCGACTTCTTGGGCGAAGATGTGGAGCAAACCGTCAGCGGTCGCCTTAGCCTTGCGCGCTAGATACCAAGCCATCGTCTTGGCCGGGTGGTCGCTCCAGTCCATGACAAAGACGTTGGTGACGCCAGGGATGGCGGGCTCGCCGGGGACCCACTCCTGCCCGGCCTCCCGCCTCCGATGGAAGACATTCCCAAGTCCATTGACTGATGAGATATCGATCTGAACCCTGGTATTGTCCCCCAGCGCGGCCTCAATCAGTTCCGGCCGTTCGTAGTGGGCCGACTCATCCTTGAAGTAGATCAGCTTCCGGCCGCCGCGACCGATGTTGTCGCCGGCCTCACCCGTGATCGTCGAACCCGTCTCCGGGTTGATGATCTTCATATAGGTCATGTGCAGACCGGGATTGAACCCGACCGGCAGGAATTCCCTGGGGAGACTCTTGATCAGCATCCGCATCTTTTCGAAGATGCTGTCCGGATCTCCGATCTTGTCGACCAGTTGCTCTTTACGGGAGCCCCAACCGACAGCCGCTCCAGGCCAGAACAGCCATAGCCAGACCGAGAACGCGGCGCAGAGCCAGGTCGCGCCCATGTCGCGGCACTTCTCGATCAGCCCGGCTTCCTCACCCTTTAGGCAAGCCAACAGGAACTCGACGAGGTCGCGTTGGCGCTTGAACAGAACGAAAGGCATCGTCGCCGGGACTTTGGATCCGGCGTTGCGGGGATCGTAAGTCGTGAACCAATGGCAGATAAACTCCACCGGCTTGGTACGATAATACTCCTTGGCCCCGACCAGCTTGACCGGATCGCTCCGGATGGTCAGGAGCCGCTTCTGTCTCCGAGCGAATTCGGCAACGTAGTCCGGCGGCCAGCTTTCATCCGTCGCCATTGAGCGTGTCGGCGTAGGCCTCCGCCGCCTGTTGTGGTGTCATGGTCGAAACGATGATCGGGGCGGCGGGGAGCGGGCTCCCATCCTTGCCGGTCAGTTCCCGGCGATTGGTGAAGGCGCCGCCGACTTCCTTGGCCGCCTGCTCGATCGCCTGCAGGGCGACGACGGTGTTGCCGACGCTTTCGGCGCGATCGGCGATACGGCCGATCATGCGGAGGCGAACCGATTTGTTGGCGATGCCGATCGTCGAGGCGTCCTCGATGAAGGCCTTACGTGTCGCTTCGAAGAGCACCTTCCACTTGTTTGATAGGTTTCGTCCGGCTCGCTTGGTCGGGTCATATGCCTCGACGGCTTGCGGCGTGATGACGATATCGAATTCTTTCTTGACCGCAATGGCGACGGCGCCGGGGCTATCGAAGCAGGCGAGCGCCTGAACCACAAAGGTTCGCGACGCATCGGTCAGCACGGCTTTCGGCTTCAGGGCCATCAGGTTGCCCTCAGGCTAAGCGTGTTGTCTCAGACAGGTCCCGCAGGCCTGTGAAATTGTGCAGAGGCGTGGAACAAGGACCCCCTAACGGGGTGATCGGCGCCTAAAAGGACCCCCTCATTCCGATGGTTTAGGCACGCCGCTTGGATGCAGCCAGGCGGTCAAGATCGGGATGTTGATAGT